ACTGGAACTGGCGCTCAAGGTGCGGCAAGTCCTGATGGTGACTTAATTGGTGGTGTTGGAGAAAATGAAGCATTAGATAGTACACAACTAAAAGCATTGGCTCCTGAATATACAACTCTATACATGAATCCAAAAATTGTTGCTCACATGTTTGACTACAGTGAATTAGCGGCAGAAATGGCAAAGATTGATGACGGTGTTGGAGATATTAGAAAACTTATTCGTGAAGATATGGGTAAATTCCATGCAGAATCTCAATCAGTTATGCTAGTAATGCCTCTTGAAAACTATGATACACTTGGAGCAGATACTTCAAGCGGAAGAATC